GCCAAATGCGCGCGAAACCGCGAGAACGGAGAAAAGGGTGGGGGGCATTCGCCACCGAACGCCCCCGAACGCCCCCGAACGCCCCCCAAGGACAAGGACAAGGACAAGGACAAGGACAAAGACAAGGACATATCTTTCCCACCTAACGGTGTGAAAGAGAATGCGCGCGCGCACCACCCCACCGTGGAAGAGGTTGCTGCCTACTGCCGGGAGCGCGGAAACCGCGTTGACGCCGAACGCTTTGTTGACTTCTACGCCTCCAAGGGCTGGAAAGTGGGCAATCAGCCCATGAAAGACTGGAAAGCCTGCGTCCGAACATGGGAAAGGCGGGAGGACAAACCCAAACAAACCGGTCGCTTTGCGACACCAGACTATGACGCAATGGAGGACTTGCCATGTTGACAGAAGACGTTATCGGCAGCATTGCCGAACGCGCGAAACGAAACAACCCCGCCATGCCGGAGGATTACATCGCCTCCGACGGCCTTCTCCATTGCGGCAAATGCGGCGAGCAGAAAGAATGCGCCATTGACGCCGGAGGAAAAGAGATCATCGTCCGCTGCCTCTGCCGGTGCGGAGCGGAGGCGCGGAAGCAGACCGCCGAGGACGCTTTCAGGAAGCTCAACGAGGAACGCCGTGCAGATTGGCTGTGCGGATACGAGGGCATGACCTTTGACAATTCCACGGGTAACCCGTCCATGTTCTTCGCCGAGAAGTTCATCCACCGTTGGACGGACATTCTGGAAAACGGCCTGTCGTTCACGCTCTCCGGCGCTGTCGGATGCGGCAAGACCTACGCTGCGGCGAGCATTGCCAACGAGCTTTTAGACCGTGGGTATCGCGTCTGGATGGCCTCAACGGTCAATCTGCTTGACCGGATGTTTGACGAGGCCGACATCATCCGCAACCGGCTGGCGACGTTTGAGCTTGTGGTGCTGGATGATTTCGGCGCAGAGCGCAACACGGAATACGCCGCAGAAAAGATGTTTCAGATCATCGACGACCGCATTAGATCGCGCCTGCCTACGATCATCACGACGAACATAGACATCACCCAGCCGACGGACAATCTGACATATCAGCGCATTTTCTCCCGCCTGAACGGGGAAGCGCCGCAGTTCCGCTGCAAGGGCGACGATATGCGAGCCGACAGGGGAAGAGAAAAACGGCAGTTTGCCAATGAAATTTTGAAATCCTAAAAATTTTTTGAAAGAAGGAAAACAACATGAAAGAAACAAACATCGGAAGGTACGTCATCGTCCGCGGAGACCGCTCCGGCGTGTTCGCGGGAAACCTCGCCGCCAGAGATGGGCGGGAAGTCCAGCTCACCGAATGCCGACGCATCTGGTATTGGGAGGGGGCAGCAAGCATTTCCCAGCTTGCCATTGACGGCACGAGCAAGCCACAAGAATGCTCGTTCCCGGCGCCGGTGAAGGAAATCACAATCCTTGACGCTATTGAGATCATCCCCTGCACGGAGAAGGCCGAAGCGAGCATCAAGGCGGTGTACGAATGGAAGTGCTGACGCTGGAGGCGTTCCTCCATACGGATTTTGACGGCAACGGTTATGGTCAAGGTTCTGGCTCAGGTTCCCCCTCTGGCTCGGGTTTTGGCTCAGGTTCTGTACATGGCTCTAATTATGGTGTGGGCCGCGGATATAGCTCAGGCACCGGCTATATCTCCGGCTCCGGATTAGGATGTGGTTACGCCTCCAGCTCTGGCTGTGGCGATGGCTCCGGTGGCGACCATGGTTCCGGCGATGGAATAAAATCCTTTAACGGTCAGACGGTCGATATGATCGACCGCGTGCCGACGATCCTCACCAGCATTATTGGCAACGCGGCGAAGGGCTTTATCGTTCGCCCCGATTTTTCACTTGCCCCGACCTTTGTGTGTAAGCAGGGAAACACGTTCGCCCACGGCGAGACTCTGCACAAGGCGCGGGAGGCGCTGCTGGAAAAGCTGTTTGACGATATGCCGACGGATGAGCGCATCGCAGCGTTCTGCAAAGAGTTCAAGCCCGGCGTCAAGCGCCCGGCCATGGACTTTTTCTCGTGGCACCACCGGCTGACCGGAAGCTGCGAGCAGGGGCGGAGAGAGTTCGCCAAGCAGCATGACATTGACATCGACCGCGATGAGCTGACGCCCGAAGAGTTCTTCGCTCTGACGCGCGATTCCTACGGCAGCGGAATCATCCGACAGACGGAAGAGGCATTTGCCGCCAGAAACGGCGAGATCGTAGAGGCGGAAGAATGAAAGTCCTGATTGCCTGCGAAGAATCGCAGAGGGTGTGCATCGCTTTCCGCAAGTTTGGTCACGAGGCGTACAGCTGCGACATTCAGGAGCCGTCCGGCGGTCATCCCGAATGGCACATTTTCGGCGATGCGCTAAAGGCCATAGAGGGGGGGCAAGTGACCACAATGGACGGGAAAACGCATGACATAGGCCGATGGGACTTGCTGATCGCGCATCCGCCTTGCACCTATCTGTCCAACGTTGCTACCCGGAGCTTTTCTTTGCGCTGCACACCGCCGGAGAAAGTTGTGTCCCGTTGGGAAGAAAGAGCGAGAGGCGCGGTGTTCTTCATGCAGTTTTTGCTTGCGAATGCCGAGCGTATTGCGATAGAAAATCCGGTCGGATTTCTGAATACGGCATATCGGAAACCAGACCAGATTATTCACCCGTACATGTTCGCCTCGTCGCAAAATGATACGGAAAACTATGTCACAAAAGCGACGTGCTTATGGCTGAAAAATCTACCGAAGCTGCGCGGAAACGGGCTTCCGAAACCGAATAATGCCGAGATATACGGCGTGATGCCGAGCGGGAAAGCGCGGACGTGGGAAGAAACATACAGCAGAAGCGGAAAAGTGCGAAGCAAGACATTTCCAGGTATTGCGGAAGCAATGGCCGAACAATGGGGAGGTGATACCCGATGATTTACATCGACATAGACCCCGGCAAGAACGGCGGCCTTGCCATTCTGCAAGGGGAAGAAGTCCAGACGTTCCGGTACGACCGCGACACCTACCGCTGCGTCCTCTCCGACCTGCGCGGAGAAAAGGCGGTGTGCTGCTTGGAGCACGTCAGCGCCATGCCTGGGCAGGGAGTGACCTCTATGTTCCACTTAGGCGAGGGCTTCGGCTGGATACAGGGGACGTTGGAAGCGTTCGGCGTTCCCTATGAGCTCGTCCGCCCGCAGAAGAGAAAGCAAAAGACATTCTCCGCGTCGCCGCTGCCGAAGTTGAATGGAATTGCCCGCTGGGCTATACGGAAGCGTTCAAGAAAGCGGAAGAGGCGCTGGACAAGCAGATTCCGCAGACGCCGCTTGACATTCGGGCGTGCCCAAACGAAGCAAAATTTGCCGACTGCCCGGTGTGTGGACAGGTCGTTGACGAATGGTCTCCGTATTGCGATCAATGCGGACAGGCGATTGATTGGGAGGGATGACAATGGAGGAGATTAAACCTTGCCCGTTCTGCGGCGGAAGCCCGTACATAAGGGCAATTACATTCAGCGATACATGTTGTACCGCCGATGAAACAACGACTGAGTACGTCAAAAAATATCGCGCAATATGCGACAATGTGCTCTGCTTATGCCACCCACAAACACGGCTTTTCTCTACGCCGGAAAAAGCAATCGAAGCATGGAATAGGAGGGCTGACAATGGCTGAATACACGAAAACTAAAACAGCGCGGACGATCATCTGCGAATTATGCAACGAGCTCTACCCAGACGATCCTTGCGAACCGGCAGACTGTGACTGGCTGCGGATGCTCGAAAAGGACGCGCTTTCCTGCGACAACTGTAAATGGCTCGGCAAGCGTCACCAGAAGTGCTCCTGCTGCCGGAGAAATCACGGGATGAAAGACAACTATGAGGGGAAAACACCATGACACACAAAGACTTTTCAACGATTCAGCACATGTTAGGCTTCATAGAAGGATTTATATTTAACCTCGACAAAAGCGTTAGCTGCGGCATTCTCGACGCTATTGAAGTTATTGCCGCAACGCTTGAAAAAGAGGTGCAGACGGACGGAGGCGATGACAATGGCTGAATACATCGAACGCGAAGCGGCGATCAAAGCAATTTATGAAAGCGATCCTTTCGGGGTACACAAGTATTTTGGGTGGCGAGCAATGGACATAGAAGAAGCGCTTCGGGCTATCCATGCCGTTGACATTGAAAAAATGTCAGACGGATATCACACTTTCGCAGACTTGTATGAGCAAAGGCTTATTCTGTCTGCCGCTCTTGCCAAAAATAATCCGCATGCATGGAAAAGTAAGCGCCATGAGGACGGCAGCGTTCCTTTCGGCGGGGGATGGTTCATTATGGGGTTCGACACAGACGAAGGGTGTTATACATACCACTATGAGCTGAAAGACTGGGATCTGTTCCAATGCAAGGAATTGGACAAAGGAAAGCCGTGGGATGGTCACACGTCAAAAGATGTCCGAAGATTGCTCTCAATTCCTGCCGCCGTATCCGTCCCGCAATGGATCAGCGTCAAGGATGGGATGCCGGAAAATGAAAAGCAGGTTATTCTTCTCCGGCGAAATGGTAAAGTTTCCCGAGCTGAAGTCCGAAAAATCGGGGAGACTGTTAGATTTCGCTTGTACTCCGAAGAGGACGATTATTCTCCGGTAACGCACTGGGCGGCATTCCCTGCAATGCCGCTTCCCGAACCACCGAAAGGAGAAAACGATGGATGAATACATAAAGCGCGCGACGGTGACTAACCATCTGGACGCTTGCATGGATACGATTTGAGTGCGCTATGAAAGTTCATGCCGTTATACCAAACGATTGGGAAGAGGGGGCCTTCGTATGAACGACTGTGAATCCTGTATCCACTATCCGCCGAGCGCTGCGGACGGAAAGCCCTGCTGCTTCTGCGATCCGATAGACCAGCTGCTGAATTGCTATCAGAGAAAGGATGAAGACATCGGCGTAAGCGGGTTGCAGGTCGTTGAAGATATGGACTTTTGCAGCTACGGAGAAAGGAAAGAAAACGATGACGCTTGAAAATGCAATAAAAACGCTTGACGATGTTATCCCGCCGCACACGCACAACACGGTAGACCGGGAACATATGCCGATTGTCCTTGCGTGGGAAGCGGTAAAGGTCGAACTCGAAAACCGTGAGCCTGTTGTGCATTGCAAGGACTGCTTACATTACTGTGAATGCGTATGCGACTATCACGCGGCGGCGGTTTGCGCAGACTGGTTTTGCTGGGGCGGAGAAAAGAGAACCGATTTTGTTGACGATAACAAAATCGGAGAAAGGATAACCGATGAACGATGAACTGAAAACCATTCTTTCCGCATTTATATACTGCTTAGAACACCGTCTATGCGACGAAAAAATGGAAGGTATCTCAGAATATAGCGATTCATACAAAGCTGGCCTTACGGAATATATTTCCGGCGTAAACGACATGGCGCGAGAGCTTATCCGCGAGGCTGTAAAGGCGGTGGATGATGAGCAGTAAATCAAAGCGCAAGCCGAAAGACGTATCCATGCACAAGGCCGTGTCCATCGCCATGACGATCTTCGTCTGGGCGTGGATGGAGTGCTTCAATCCTACGCAGGAGAACGTGAACAAGCTGTCGGCGGAGGTGGCGAACATCCGGGAGAGCGTCGGAAGCGGCAATCTCAACGTCTGGATGGTACGCGACGCCATAAAGGACGAGTTCGGTTGGGAAATATAAACAGACCCGCCGTAAATAAAAACGCGGCACAGAGCGTTTAACATTGAATGACGAGGTGAGAAAGTGAACGAACTCTGGAAAATGAAATGCAAGGCCGACCTCTTCAACCTACGGAAAAACGAGGCGGCGATCCAGTCCATACCGGAAGAGATCGACATGGAGCGCGAACGTATGACGTCCATAAAGAGCGCATCCACGGGGACGGCACCGGTGCAGGGCGGCGGCACGTCGTATGAGGAACGAATGAACAACAGCATTTGCCTGATTGATCTTCTTTCCGACAATCTGCGCTTTGCAGAATCGGAGGTGCGTCTGACGAAGAAAGCTCTTGCCACGCTGACAGACGAGGAACAGCGTATTCTGGAAGTGCTGTACATCGACAAGCAGAAAAACGGTGTGCAGCGGCTTTGCGATGAGCTCGGCTGTGACGACAGCACCGTATGGCGCAAGGCAACCCGCGCATTGTCCGGCTACTGCACCGCTCGCCACGGGACGCGGTGAAAATGCGAGTTTTCTGCCAGTGACTTTTCAAAAATCCGTGATATAATAATAGCATCCAAAGCCACGCAGAGACGCCGGACGATCACCGAGCGCCAAAGCGTGGCTTTTTATTTTGGGCGTTGCCGAAAGGCGGGAAAGCCGTACGCAGCGGAGGGGGCGGCGGAGATGGAGAGGATTATGGACGTTAAGAATATCCCAATCAAAGAAATCGTGCCGTATGCGAAGAACGCGAAGAAGCACGATAAGCGGCAGATCGACAATGTGGCGGAGAGCATCCGGCAGTACGGATTTGTCCAGCCGGTCGTTGTTGACAAGGACGGCATAATCGTCATCGGTCATTGCCGCGTTCTGGCGGCAAAGAAGTTGGGCATGGAAACCGTGCCGTGCGTCTGTGTAGATGATCTAACGCCGGAACAGGTCAACGCCCTGCGCCTTGTGGACAATAAGACCAACGAGAGCGATTGGGATATGGATTTTCTTTCGATGGAGCTGCCGGAGATCGACCTGTCAGCGTTTGATTTTGACTGGGGGATTGAAAACGAGGATGAGTACGGCACTGATTTTCACTTGCCGGATGGGGACAAATCGGAAATCTGCCAAATTACATTCACGCTCCATGAACAACAAAAAGAGTTGATCGAATATGCTATGGCGTGCGTTGAAGATGAAATAACAGAAACGTTTGGCAACGCCAATAAAAACGGGAACGCATTGTATGAGGTGATACGGCAATGGGCAGCGCAAAAGACCTAATTGTAAAAGTTATTACAAGCAAAGTTGCCGTTCCGTTTGTTAAGGCACACCATTACAGCGGAAAGGTTGTAAATAACAGCAATTTGCATTTCGGCGTATTTTACGAAGGCAGACTTCATGGCGTCATGTCCTTTGGCCCGTCTTTAGATAAGTCTAAAATCCAAGGGCTTGTTGAGGGAACCGGGTGGAACGAATTCATCGAATTGAACCGCATGGCGTTTGACGACGTTCTCCCACGCAATAGCGAAAGCCGCGCGATTTCGATCGCAATGAAACTAATCCGCAAAAACGCGCCGCAAATCAAATGGGTTATTTCGTTTGCGGATGGGTGCCAATGCGGAGACGGGACTATTTACCGCGCAAGTGGGTTTGTTTTAACGGGTTATTCAAGCGGCTCAATGTGGAAACTTCCTGATTACCTCATAAAAATAAACGGCGGGCCAGTTGCCCACAGAATGAAAGTGCAAGACAAATGTAGCGCTTTGTCAAGGTATATTCTTGAAGAAACGCATGGTAAAAATTTAACGATGCAAAAGTGCGTTGAGAAGTTCGGTGGGGAAATTCTTGAGGGGAAGATGTTTCGATACATCTATTTTATTGACCAAACATATAGAGACCGGCTTACCGTTCCTATCATTCCATTTTCCAAAATTGACGAAATAGGCGCTGGAATGTACAAAGGGGAAAAGGTAACAATGGCGGACAGGCACATAGCGAAATAATACAGGCGGTGGTAGTTCAACGGCAGAACGGCTATCCTCCCGATAGCAAACGGCGGTTCAACCCCGACCTCACCGCTCCAACAACCACTAAAAAGAACTTAAATGGTGGGAAGATAGAAACATAGACGCGGCGACAAAGAAATCGCCGTGGTACAAGTACAAAAAATAACAGCAAAGCCGTATTACGCGGCTTTTTCATTTTCAAGGGAGGGAGGGCATGCCACGCAATCCCAAACAGGACGAGAACTTAAAAAAGAACGCGTTCACGGCGAATCAAAGCCGCGAGAAAGCCGCGAGAAATGGACGAAAGGGCGGCATAGCCTCAGGCGAGACCAAGAGGGCTAACAAGAGCCTTGCAAGCCTCGCAAAGTCGATAGCGCAGCAACCCGCGCCGGAAAAGCTCAAAAGCCAGATTGCGCGCGCCGGTCTCGCCATTGATGACGAGGACATGACGTGTAATGCAGCTATTGTAGCGGGCGTATACGGCAAGGCGATAAGCGGCGATGACAGAGCTGTTGACCGGTGGGAAAACTGGACAAACGACGCGGCGGCAGAGGATAAGCCGTGCAGGATTCCTGCTGACCTTATTGGAAAGGCGTTTGTTGACATCAACCGGCAGATCGAGCCGAACAAGGACTATATCTTTGAGGGCGGGCGCGGCGGCCTGAAATCAACGTATATCTCTGAAAAGCTAACAGAGCTTTTGAAAAACAACCCCATGATGCACGCCTGCGTTGTGCGAAAGCAGACGAACACGTTAAAGGACAGTGTGTTTTCGCAAATCCAATGGGCAATAAACGAGATGGGGCTTTATAGCGAGTTTGATTTCAAAACTCACCCGCCGGAGATCACGCTTAAGAAGACCGGGCAAAAGATATATTTTCGAGGCTGCGACGATCCGGTAAAGTTGAAATCTATAAAACCGCCATTCGGGTATATAGGGATTCTCTGGATAGAGGAACGCGACCAGCTCGCCGGCCCTGCGGAAGAACGAAGCGTTAAGCAGTCGGTACTTCGCGGCGGCGTTGATTCCTATTTCTTCGGATCGTACAACCCGCCGAAGAGCCGCGCAAACTGGGTGAATCAGCAGCTTTTAGAGCCGGACAAAAACCGCATTGTCCATCACTCGACCTATATGGACGCTCCCGCCGAATGGCTCGGAACGATGTTTCTCAACGACGCAGAACATCTGAAAGAGGTTAATCCGTCGGCATACGAGCATGAATATCTCGGCATCCCGAACGGCGACGGCGGAAACGTTTTTGATAATATAGAGGCAAGACGGATAACGGACGACGAGATAAAGCACTTCGACCGGATATATCAAGGCGTTGACTGGGGATATTACCCGGACATTTACGCCTTTGTGCGCGTTCATTATGATGTAGCGCATGAGACGATATATTTTATTGATGAGCATTGCAACAACAAGACGAGCAACGAGGCCAATGCCGAGTGGATAAAGAGCCGCGGATATGACGATTTCCCCGTGACTTGCGATAGAGCGGAGACGAAGAGTGTTGCTGACTTCCGAGCCTGTGGTGTGGACGCTTTTGCTGCAATCAAAGGGCCGGGAAGCGTCGAGTACGGAATGAAGTGGTTGCAGAACCGGAAATTTATCATTGACCCGGAGAGGACGCCGACGGTTTACCGAGAGTTTGTTAATTACGAATTTGAGCGAGACCGTGACGGAAATGTGATAAGCGGATACCCTGACAAGGACAACCATACAATAGACAGCACGCGCTATGCGCTCGAAAGAGTTTTCAGATTGTACGGAGTGAAGGCATAAATGAATATTTACGAGGTTTTACGGGCGCGGGGATATACAACCGTGCCGGAAGAGTTTTACACCTACATAGATAACTGGAAGAGCTGGTACGACGGATATGTGAAGCAGTTCCACCGGTACCGCATCTGGAACGGCATGAAGCATGTCCCCTGCCGCCTGTATTCTCTCGGCATGGCGAAAAAGGTCTGCGAGGACTGGGCGAACCTTTTGCTGAACGAAAAGTGCAAGATAACGATTGAGGGGAAGCCAGAGCAGGATTTTATCGATTCCGTTTTTGAGCGGAACAACTTTACTGTCAAATCGAACGAGATGCAGGAGATCAAGGCGGCTCGCGGCACGGTTGCGTATGTTCCGACGGTCGTTAATGCGTCTGTTGATGAGCAGACCGGCAAGGTGAACGGCAGCGGCGGGGAAATCCGCATTGACTATGTCCCGGCTGACCTTATCCTTCCCCTTACATGGGAGAACGGCATTGTAACCGAATGCGCGTTCGGATCGCACAAGTCCATCAAGAAAGATTCTTACCTTTACATCTGCATCCACAAGCGGACGGAAAAGGGAACATATGACATCGAAAACCTTTTGTATCGTGACACAAAGGGCAGCCTGTCGGAGGTGAAGCTTGCCGATGTGCCGGGGTTTGAAAATGTAGCCCCGGTCGTGCATACGCCGTTCACGCAGCGTATGTTCGTCATTGACCGGCTCAACATCGTCAATAACGTTGATGCAACCCTGCCGATGGGCATTTCGGTGTTTGCGAACGCCATAGATCAGCTAAAGGGCGTTGACCTGACATACGACAGCTATGTGAATGAGTTTCAGCTTGGCAAGAAGCGCGTCATGATCAAACCGCAGGCAACAAAGAATTTCCACACGGGCGAGCCGCTATTCGATACAAGCGACGTTGTTTTTTATGTTCTTCCCGCCGACGGGCAGGACGGCGATATCATCAAGGAGATCAACATGAACCTCCGCACGGCGGAACATAACGCCGGGATTCAGGACATGCTTAATCTTCTGTCGAGCAAGTGCGGATTCGGCGAGAACCATTACAAATACGATAATGGCAACGTGTCCACAGCGACGCAGATCATAAGCGAAAACTCCGAGATGTTCCGCACGATCAAAAAGCACGAGATCATCCTTGAAAGCGTTCTCATTGAGCTGTGCCGCGTCCTGCTCCGAATGGGCAATGCTTATATGAATGCCGGGCTGAATGAGGACGTTGAGATCACGGTTGATTTCGACGATTCCATCATTGAGGACAAGGAATCGGAGTTTAACCGAGATGCGCGTATGGTGCAGATGGGGATCATGCAGCCGTATGAGTTTCGTATGCGTTATATGAATGAGGACGAGGCAACGGCAAAAGCCGCCCTGCCGCAGATGGAGAGCCTTGTATCGGGCGAAAATGAATGAAATACCCGATCACGCCGGAGTTCATGTACTCCCTGCCCCTGCCGCTTATGCGGATATATCAGCGTTTAGAAGAACAAATCCTTGAGGACATATGCTCCCGTGTTGCCATGACCGGGGAAATGACGGAGACGGCGATAGAGCATATACGGTCTTTGCAGCGGCGTGGATACGACTACAAGAAAATCAACGAGTATATCCGAAAGACCCTAAAGCTCACGCAGAGCGAGTTTGACACCGCATGGAACAAGGCCATTCAACGCAATCAGCAGTATTTTGATACGCTGATCGACGACAACCTTATTCTCGGCGAAAACAATTTCAATGCCGACCTGTTCATGCAGGAAATCAATGCCATTGAGATGCAGACGCTCGGAGAACTGACGAACATTACCCGCAGCATGGGCTTTGCGTACCGAGCGCCGGACGGAACGGTAAAGGTCGATGATATAGGCCGGATGTACCAGCGCGTCCTTGATGATGCCTTGATGCGCGTGGAGAGCGGACAGAGCTATAACGTGGCGATCCGTGACGCAACGAAGATGCTGACGGACAGCGGCTTGCAGTACGTTGACTATGAAAGCGGCTGGCATAACCGCGTTGACGTTGCTGCCCGCAGAGCTGTTATGACTGGCGTTACCCAGCTTTCCCGGCAGTACACGGAGCAGACGGCGACGTTGCTTGACACGCCATACAGAGAGGTTACGGCGCACCGCGGAGCGCGTGACGGAGAGGGTAAAACGCCCTGGGCGAGCCACAAGAAATGGCAGGGGCGCGTTTATTCCGTCCGTACCGGCGATATTTACCCGTCTATATATGAGGTCTGCGGTCTTGACGAGGTGGACGGCTTGTGCGGCGCTAACTGCCGCCATATGTACCACATCTGGATCGATGGCGTTTCCGAGCGGACATACACCGACGAGGAATTGGAGAACATCGACCCGCCGCCTTTTGAGTTTGAAGGCAAGCAATATACCTTTTACGAAGCAACGCAAAAGCAGAGACAGGTTGAAGCGGCCTTGCGTAAAGTTAAACGTGAGCTAATAGCCGCTAATGGGCGCGGAGACGATGAGGAGTATACCACAAAGGCTGTACGGTATCGTCGTCTAAACGAGGAATACGAGGCTTTCAGCAAGGCGGCGGGACTACGACCGCAATACGAGCGAGGGAACATTGCGGAGTTCGGCGCGGATGCTGCAAGAGAAACAAATCGTGCATACTTGGAGATTGTAAAAAAGGCTTACGGGATGTATGATACAGGGAGCGAGAACGGAAACGTTGATGCGTATCTCCGCGATCTTCCTATCCGTCGCAGGATTCAAAATGAGTACTCGCACGAGATGAACGTCGGGCGGCAGAATGGGCATTATGTCGGAACGAACGAGTATAATATGTACGTCCAGAAGCAGCAGAGGCAAGGGCTGTATGGCCCGAGTGTTGTTACTGTAACGCCGGATGAATTGAAAGAGCTTTTCAATCAGTATTCTAGCACCGGAATCATCATGCGGGATGAAAAAACAGGCAGATGGAAAGAATCAGAATTGATTACGGTCAATGATAAGATTATCGGGCAAACAGTAGATTTGCAAACCGGAGAAAAAATTGACACGCCTTGCTTTACGATTCATTACAGCCGTAAAAAGGGCTGGCATATTGTTCCCGCTTATTCTGACAACAAGGGGAGGAAAGATTGTTATGTACAGTATCAATGAGCTGCTTTCATACAACTGCAAAGATGTTTTGGTAGAAACGAAAACCGGGCACAAATACAAAGGCCGCTGTCATGTATACTGTGAGTTTGGCGAGGATGAGGACACGCCGGAAGAGTATATCACTATCAATGGCGGGCTATGTATCGACGTAGCTGACATCTTCAAAATTACAAAGAATTAAGCATCGTGTAAACACACGGTGCTTTTTCTATGACCATTTTCGTGACCTCACGAAAATGATATCACTCTTCAAAAGCATAACAGAGAGCGCCGCCTGACCTTGTGGCGGGTACAGAAATAACGGTCTTACTTTGGCAGGGCTTCCTTCCTTTCCCCCTGTCTTGCCCCTGCGGAGGGGGATACAAATACCGCGCCGCTACTGCTCAACAGCGGCCATGCATAACAGGAAGTATCTGACGTGAAAGGCGTCTTGTGTTTTGCCGCGAGCACAAAAAATTTCGCGGTTAGTGGTTGTTTAAAACGGGCGCAGATACAGGGCTTCCCATCGCAGCCCTGCCCGATTATAAAACATTCAAGGAGTTTGTCTCTACGGAGATAGGCTCCTTTTTGTTTGCCGACGGGCATAAACGGAATACGCCGACGGGCGGAAAACGGAGGAATCATCATGGCAGAACCGAATACCAATCCCAACACCGCCGAGGGCGGGAACGAGGCTACTTTCACACAAGCCGAGGTAGACAACATCGTTGCAAAGCGTCTTGCACGGGCAACCAAAGGAATGCCCACCGAGGAAGAAATGAACGCTTATAAGGCTTGGAAAGCGAATCAGCAGAGCGAGGCGGACAAGCTCAAGGGCATTGAGAAAGAGCGCGATACCGAAAAGGCGGCGCGACTTGCCGCAGAAGCGAAGGTTACGCAGTTTGAGCGGGAAAAGTATCTGACCGCAAAAGGCGTTTCGGCTGATGAGCTGGAATTTTACTGCTTTAAGATCGGGCAGAAAGTGACGGACACGGTGAGCTTTGAAAAGGCAGCCGACGAGTTTCTGAAAGACCGAAAACCCGCTTCCGTGCGTGTGGATATGTCCGCGCACGTCGGGAACAGCGGCAATAGTGCCACCGGCACGAACAACGCTATGAATGCCCTGATTCGGGGCAAATTTAAGTAATTTGTGAGGTAAAACATGGCTACTAACATTGTAAACAGAACTGACCTTTCCGGGCTTATTCCGGAACCTGTCACCCGTGAGATCATCCAGGGCGTGACCGAGGGCAGCGCCGTCCTCCAGATGGGACGCCGCCTCCCCAACATGACCAGCAAGACCCAGACTATGAACGTTCTGGACATGCTGCCCACTGCCTACTTCGTGAACGGCGATACCGGCATGAAGCAGACTACCAAGATGAAGTGGGACAAAAAGAAAATTTACGCCGAAGAGATCGCCGTTATCGTCCCCATTCCCGAGGCGGTGCTTGACGATGCCGACTATGACATTTGGGGCGAAGTCCGCCCGCGTCTCGTTGAGGCGTTCGGCAAGGTCATTGACGGCGCTATCCTGTTCGGCACGAACAAGCCCACCTCTTGGCGCGACAGCGTCCTTGAGACTTGCACGAAGGCTGGTTCCGTCGTGGCTGCGACGCCGTACATCTATGACGACCTTCTCGCCGAGGGCGGCGTGATTGCCAAGGTCGAGGAGAGCGGCTATCTCGTTAACGGCATTATGTCCGCGATCCAGATGCGTGCGAAGCTGCGCGGTCTGAAAGACATGAACGGCAATCCCATCTTCAAGACGGACATGCAGGGCGCGACGCCTTATGCGCTGGACGGCTCTCCCATGTACTTCCCGCGCAACGGTGCTTTCGATACCACCAAGGCGCTCATGTTCGCTGGTGACTGGTCGGAGCTGGTGTACTCTGTCCGTCAGGACATCACGTTCAAGATTTTCGATCAGGGCGTTGTGCAGGATCCTTCCGACAACTCCATCGTGTACAACCTGATGCAGAACGATATGGTCGCGCTGCGTGCGGTCATGCGTCTCGGTTGGGAAATCCCGAACCCGAAGACGGCGTACAACGATACCCTGTCGAAGTACTGCCCGTTCGCGGTGTACGCTCCCGCCGGTACGGTCAACACTGTTACCGTTACCCCGGCCACCGCTACCGTTGCTAAGGGCGCGAGCAAGGCGTTTGCCGCATCTGTGACCGGCGAGGGCGCGGTGTCTAACGGCGTGTTGTGGAGCGTTTCCGGCACGGCTGCTGTTAAGGCTGGAACGAAGATCGACGAGAACGGCACGCTGACTATCGCCTCCAACGAGACGAATACTGCGCTGACCGTTACCGCGACTTCCAAGCAGGACGGCACGAAATCCGGTACTGCCGCCGTTACCGTGGGCTGATAAACCGGAGGGGCGCAGATGTACGCAACATACACGTTTTACACCGATACTTATCTCGGCAGCGCCCTGACGGAACAGGAGTTTGCCCGCGCAGCAACGCGGGCAGACGCCTTTATCAATTACTATACCATGGGCAAGGCAAAGGATTACCCGGATACGGGCAATGCGCTTGCAATGTGCTGCTGTGCGCTGGCGGAACAGTATCAAATTATTGAGAACGCTAAAGCGCAGAGCATGAGCGGAGGCGAGGTCAAGAGCCAGACGGTAGGCGCATGGAGCAAAACATACGCAAGCGGAACGGAGACGGCGGAAGCCGCCCGGAAAACGCTGGAAAATATCGCCATGGATTATCTGGCGTGGACGGGGCTTTTGTACAGAGGAGGGCGGCGCTGTGTTCCCACATACTGTGACTGTCTTTAACTCCTACGAGGACGACGACCTAAAGATACACAACAGCATTACCATCCTGCGTGGTGTGCTGTTGGACGTGTCCAAGGGAACGAACGTTGCAAAGACGGGGCTTGCCGACGCTGACGCCGCTACTCTTTACATCCCCTTTTCCGTTGATGCGGTCAGCACGACAGGCGACAAGAAAACGTATGTCGAGCCAAAAGCGTTCTATGTAGCGAAAGACCAACAGGGATTGTGGACGCTGGACAGCGGCGGGCATAGCAATTCCACTTCCACCTACTTTGTCAAAGGCGAGGTATCCGAAATGATGAGCCTTGTGCAGCTGCAAGAGAACTATGACTACGCCTTTGACGTGAGCACAGTTGATGTCCGTGATTTCGGCGGCGATATGATGCATTGGCAGGTCGGTGGCAAATGAGGATCACGCTAAAGATCAAGACCGTGAGCGGGGAAAACTTCAAATCTGCCTGTAAAGCGGCGGAGATCGTTGTTGCAACGCAAGCGCTGAAAGACACGATTCCCTTTGTCCCTGCGCTGACGTGCGTTTTTTCAAACATGGCGCGGACGGATGGAAACGAGATCGTCTATACCGGCGATCAAGCCCGCTATCTGTATGAGGGCAAGGTCATGGTTGACGCCGCCACTGGGAAAGGCCCAATGAACATTCCGGATGTAGGGCTGCGCTGGCACAAGGGCGCAACACTCACGCCGACGGCGAAAGACCTTGTTTTTACTACGGACATGCACCCGCAAGCTCAATCCCATTGGATGGACGCATCTTACAAGAAAAACGGCGACAAGTGGGCGCGTGTCGCAGAAAAGGCGGTGATCTCGTCCCTTGGATGAAAAGAAACCTAAAACCTTAGTGTCTGCGGAAGAAAATGCAGACGTGAGCCGCGCCGTGCGGCAATGGCTGAATGCGTATCCGGATAAACCGCTTTCCAAGCTCGACTTTGAATGGTTGGGCGAGAAAAGCGGTTTATGCATTTCCACCATTCAGGCGGCGTACAAAACCAAGCAGTTTATCGACGGATCGTATCAGGCGCAGTATCAATTCAAACTTATTTATCGCGTCCCGGCGAAGAACGCCGACGAGAGAATGAGCGCGGACGAGGTGCTGGATGCATACGGCGCATGGGCGGAGGCGAACGTGGATAGCCTGACGATTGCGGACGGTATCTGCGTGCGCAAAGTCAAACGAGACACGGCGGCGGCTCTTTTCGCCCGATATGAGGGCGACGTAGAGGATCACCAGATCCTTTTAACTTTAACTTACGAGGTGATATAACGAATGGCTGAATACACGTTTACCACTACTGCGGGGCAGACTGTGGCACGTGAGCTGCTTCTCGCTTATCTGAACACCGGCACGAGTTCCGCTCCTGTTTGGTCGGTGATCGGCAAGCGCGTAGAGGACAGCTCCGAGGAATACGACTGGTCTACCGAGAGCAAGAAAGACATTCTCGGCGACACCTATGGCACGATGAAAAAGCCTGTTATCACGCAGAGCTTCGAACCGTGCGAGCTGGACAGTGGCGATGCGGCGCAGCAGAAGATTTGGAAGCTCGCCGTTGTCGATCAGGACGCGATGGCGCTTGCGGCTATGGACATGCTCATCGTCCACACTTACGCGGGATTTGCCGAGCGCTACGAATCCTGCATGGTCGAGGTCACTGGTCTCGGCGGTGAGGGCGGTGGCAGCGTCGGTATGCCCATTAACGTAACCTATGGCGGCACGCGCACGAAGGGCACGGCCACGAAGGGCACTAGCGGCGCTATCGAGTTTACGCCGGAGACCTAATTTTCAGGAGGTTAAGCAATGCTTGAACTTAGACATGATACCGGAGTACAGGAAATCTCCATCAACGGAAAGGTGACGGTGTTGCTCAACCTCACCGACATTGATTTTATCGAGCGCGTTTTTAATGCGTTTGACGCGATGGACAAGCAGCAGGACAAATATCAGGCGATGCTCGCCGGGGAGAACGACGCGAAGAAAATCTTTGCTGCCGCCCGTGCGATGGACGTGGAGATGCGAGAGCTTATCAACGGTCTTTTCGGCTTTGATGTTTGCACTCCTCTGTATGGTACGATGAACACCTACGCAATGGCGGACGGCCTGCCTGTGTGGTGCAACCTGATGCTCTGTCTCATCGACAACATGAACGATACTTTTACAGCGGAAAAGAAAAAGACGAATCCGAAGCTGCAAAAGTATCTCGCAAAATTCAAGAAATGATCTACTCCCTGCCGGTGTCGCTTTCCGTCGGCGGTGCAGACCATGCGATACGCTCGGACTACAGGGTTATTCTCGATCTCATAGAGGTCTTGAATGACCCTGATTTTTCCGATACAGACAAGGCGGAGGCGACAATACAGACGATTTTTCCCGATTGGGAAACACTGACGGACTATTCGGAAGCATTGGAGAAGAGCTTCTGGTTCATCGACCTCGGACAGCCGCACGGGAAGAAAACTACCCGTCTGGTGGATTGGGAAAAGGACTTTCCGTATATCGTCGCACCCATTAACCGTGTGCTTGGGTATGAATGCCGTTCTGCCGAATATCTCCACTGGTGGACGTTCATGGGGGCGTACATGGAGATCGGCGGCGACTGCGCGTTCTCGCAGATCGTGTCGCTGCGCTCGAAACTTGCCAAAGGCAAAAAGCTCGAAAAATACGAGCGGGAATGGCTGCGGCAGAATCGGGAGCTTGTAACACTACCGACGAAGTACACGGCAGAGGACGAAGAAATGTTGAAGAAATGGACGTGATGCGATGGCGACAGAACTTAGATTCCCGGTAGAAATCGACGCCGGGCAAGCCGCCAAAGAATTGGACAAACTCCAACGCGACATGGACAGGCTCAAAAAGAACATGGAGAGCGGCGAGGCGAAACGCGCACCCATCGTTGAACAGCTCAAACAGGCGCAGGATGAGGCGGCGCAGGCTTATGATAAGGTCGAAAAGCTGAAATCCTCATTGGCCGAGAGCGAGGCAAAAACCGCAATTAACGCCAATGCTGATCCGCAGACATGGATCGAAGAGACCCAGCGGCAGGCGGAAATCAAAGCGCAGCTTTCCGAGCAGGAAAAGATTCTCGCGGCGAAAGAGAAAGCCGCACAGCGGCTTGAAGCGCAGGACGCGAAAATCGTTGACAAACTGAAACAGCAGACAGCGGAGCTGGAAGAACAGAAAAAAAGAGCCGGGGAGCTGACGCAGACAATCACCGATGCGTCCAAAGGCGCTGACATCAAGGCCGCGATGGAGGGGGCGAAGCGGTCCATCAAAAGCGGCATAAAAAATCTGCTCAAATACGGCATCGGTATCCGCTCGCTGTTTGTTCTTTTCCGAAAGCTAAAGCAATACACCATTGAAGCGGTTAGGGTTTATGCCGAGAACGACCCGGAGACGAAGAAAAGCATTAACGAACTGAAAGCGTCTTTGCAGGGGCTAAAGGCGTCATGGGGCGCTGCGTTTGCTCCAATTCTTACTGCGGTTATCCCGGTATTGCAGACGCTCATTGGCTGGATCACAAAGGCTGTGGACGCTATCGCGGCGTTCTTTGCGGCTCTTAGTGGGAAAAGCACATTCAAGCGGGCCATAACCAACACGGGAAAGTTGAGCGACAATCTATCCTCCGGCGCTGGCGCTGCAAAGGAAATGAAAAAGCAGCTCATGGGCATTGATACGCTGACCATTGCGCAGGATTCGTCCTCCGGTGGCGGCGGGGGCGGTTCCGGCAGCGGGATCAAGTACGAAGATGTAGCCATCAGCGACAAGATCAAGAACAACCTCGGGCTTATCAAAAACCTGTTGGAGGGGATAGCAGCACTTGCTATCGGGCTTGCGTTCGGGAAAACTGCCGCGAGTATTGCGCTGGTTCTTTTCGGCACTCTGGATTTGATTGATGCTTTTAAAAATTTCATCAACACCGGAAGCCTTACGAAAGACATGTGCGCGGAGATGTCAACCGGGTTTCTTAAAATCGGTATCGGTCTTGCCCTTCTCACCGGATCATGGATACCGCTTGCAATCGGAGCGTTCCTTGCTCTCGGTTCATTCCTGTCCGGTTGGTGGGATGACATCACAGCGTTTTTCGACAAGATCAGCGACATAGTCAATGGGTGGTTCGACAATGCGTTGAAAACGCTTTCCGAAAAGGGTAACGTCCTTTCGCAAGTATTCATTCTGCTTTACGGCGTCGTTCAGTATTCTTTTAACAATATCGTCGGCGCTATTCGCACGGCATTGTCACTTATAAAAGCGATCTTTGAAACGCTGGCCGCTGTTGTATACGGTTTCGCCACCGGCGATTGGTCGGCGGCGCTTGAAAAGATCAAGAGCGCGTGGATCGACGTATGGGTTGAAATCAAACGCTGGGGCGCGTCCCTTATCAACAGTATCCTTGGCACTGTGGAAGCATTTGTAAACAGCGTTATTACGATGTTCAATAACCTCGTCGGGGCGTTCAGTAGCGTTTTGCAATTCTTCGGCGGCGGCGGTATAAACTGGCGTGCAAGCTCTGTATCTATTCCGCGTCTCGCCAAGGGCGGCATCGTCAAAAAGGGCACCCCGTTTATTGCCGGTGAAAATGGCTCGGAGGCCGTCATTCCGCTTGAGAGAAACACACAGTGGGTGTCGATGGTCGCGGACGGCATCGTCGACCGTATGACGGATAAGTTCGCCGGTTTGAGCATGAAAATGCCCGCCGTTGCTATGGGCGGTGTAGTGCCGCCTAATGCGTTTTCCTCCGGGTATGGGTATGGTATATCCCCAGAATTGGAAAGTAAGCTGGACGCACTTCTCGACCGTTTAACTGCGCGTGGCAACGAACAAATCAAACCGAGCGACGTTTACCTTGATAAGCGCAAGGTCGGGGAGATCATGTACACCTACACCGAGGAACGGAACAGGGGGCGCGGCAAATGAAACTGATCGTCAACGGCGTTGATATGCTTCCGTATCTTGACGGCGGCGGGTACACCGTGACCAGAGAGGACGGCGACAGCTCGGACGCGGGGCGCACGATGGATTACACGATGCACCGGGCGCGGATCGCAACGAAATTCCGCATTGATGCAACGTTCAAACCTTTGTACACCAAAGACGCTGAAATCGTTCTACCGGCGCTCATGCCGGAGTACGCGGAAGTTACCTATACCAACCCGTGGCTCAAAGGTACGCAGGTCACAACGATGTACAATAGTACCGGCACGGCGACAGTCGATACGTCTTTCGGGGATGGGAAAGAACGCTGGAACATTGATGCGCTCGCCCTTGTGGAGAGATAGCCATGCAGAACACAAGCGCAACCTACAAGGAAATCGTCGCCGGTACGCATTGGTTCGAGACCAAGCTCGTCATCGGCGACGAGTTTTATTTGATCGATGAGCACGCAGACTATATCACGTTCGGCGGGACGAGGATTTACTACGATTCCGATTCCGGCGGCTATGGCGGGAATATGCTCAAAGAGATCAAGACCATGCAGCACCTTTTCACGGACGACAAGCCGATGGTCGGGTGCTGTGTAGCCGCGGAAATCGATGTCACGATGGTAAAGCCGACGGCGACGATCAAGAGAATGTCCTCCATCAAGCCGTTTATCCGTGCCGTGAACGACACGAAGGAAAGCGAATGGATACCAAAGGGCGTGTTTTATATCGATACGCGCTCCGACGGGGAGAGCACGGACGAGATCGTATTCCACGGATACGACGCGATGTTAAAGGCCGAGAACGATTTTCCTGTGAATGGGGACATCGGCGAATGGCCCAAAACGGACATTGACGTTGTAAGCCTTATTGCTGGACATATGGGTGTGGAGGTCGATACACGCACGTTTGACATCATGCAGCGTGGATATCAGGTTCAGTATCCCGGAGGATACGCAATGAGGGAAATCCTTGGATACATCGCGGCCATGTACGCGGGAAATTTCATCATGTCGGACGATGGAAAGTTCCGTCTTGTCCGGCTAAATGAGATCGGCATCGAGACACACTATCTCGTGGATACTGCTGGGTATGTCCTCACGTTCGGAGGTGACAGGATCCTTGTCTGAATCGGTTTTTATTGGTCGTAGCGCTTCCGGGTATACGACAACGCCGGAACTGCCGAAATACACCAAAGTCCGCATCAACGTTGACGACGATTCCTTCTATGAGGCCGGGAGCGGGGATAATGTCTTGGAGCTTGACTGCCCATGGGGTTCTCAACAGATGGCGAACGACATCTTAGAGAGCATCGGGGAGTTTGTCTATCGTCCGTATGACACGGAATGGGCAAAGCTCGACCCTGCGGCAGAGCTTGGCGACGGCGTTACCATCAATGGTGTTTTCTCCGGCATCTATGTTAATGAGACCAATTTCTCAACGCTGATGGCGGCGCGTATCTCCGCACCGCAGGAGAATGCTGTTGACCATGAGTACCCCTACAAATCCCCGACCGACCGGAAAACTACCCGGCAGTTTGCCGAGACGCGGGCAAGCCTTAGAGTTAATGCCGCGAGCATTCAGGCGGAGGTCACGGCCAGAGAAACGAGCGAAGCGGAAATGCGGGCGGCTTTGGAACTGCACGCGCAGGAGATCGCCGCGAGAGTGACGCAGACCGGCGGCAATTCCGCCTCTTTTGGTTGGTCGCTGACGGCGGACGGGTTTGTTCTGGAAAGCTCCGGGCAGGAAGTGTTCAGGGCTACGAAAGACGGTGTAGACATCACCGGCAAGATAACGGCAACATCCGGGTTCATTGGAAGCAAAGACAGCGGGTTTACTATCACACAGAACGCCATATATAACAAGCTGTCGGAACTGTACGGGACGGTGGACGGTGTGTACATCGGGGCAGATGGCATCGCCCTCGGCGGCGGCAAATTCCGCGTAAACAGCTACGGCCAACTATACGCAACGGACGGGACGTTTACCGGCAATGTCTATGCCAACCGGATACAGACTGGCGGCGACGCCGGAACAATTCAAGGCAGCCAGATAGGGTCTGGAACAATCACGACGGCGAATACCAATGGATACTTAAACGGCGGCATCGCAAACGGGTATTTTGCCGGGGATGTGTTCGGTGGGGCTGCCGTCGCAAGCGCGATGAACGCAAGTAGCGGTTCTTTTGCCGACACAAATTCCTTCCGTCTGTTCGGAAGAACGGTTGTTATGCAAACTCAAACGTTCAGCACTGCAGTACCACAAACTGTGCAAATTAAATGCCTTTCTTATATTTAGGAGGTCTATATGGACAAAATCATTTTTCTTGACGGAAGCGAATACCCGTGCGCGTTTTGCGGCCTTGCTACTGTTGGACTGCTGTATGTCACGTTGACTGGCCTTTCATTCGTGGAAGCAGCGGCGATCTTCGGAGACGAGAAGAAAACGGCGAAAATCCGCTATGTAGCCGCAAACGGAGATGAGACGGTATTCGAGCATTACACGAAGTTTGAATATCTTGTCAACGAAACCGGCGGACAGCGGGCAGCGCTTCGGCAGAAGTACGCGAGCGAGGTTTGAACATGGAAGAACTTAATAAAATCAAGGAGCTTCTCGGTACTCTCCGCGTCGATGGATGGGAGAATTTTGAGAAGCTCGTTTATATCAAGCTGCTTATTGAGAAATTGATTGCAGCGGAAACGAAGGAGGGCTAATCCTTGGCGGACAAAACAGTAGGCGAGCTTCCGAGAGCATCAACCGTAACAACGACAGACCTGTTTGTAATGGAGCAGGCGGGTCAGGCAAAGTCCCTGACCGGACAGGTGCTTATCAATGACCTTGCAACGGCACTTGACGGTCATGGCGGTATTAAAAGCATTACTCTAAACGATGACTATACCCTGACGTTCATCATGTCTGACGATACGGAGGTAAAGACTACTTCGGTACGCGGCGCGACAGGCGCGAAGGGCGACAAGGGAACGGACGGGCGGGCAATCACAAGTGTTGCAAAAATCAGCACGTCTGGTCTTGTGGACACTTACAAAATCTCGTTCTCGGACAACACAAGCACCAACTTTACCGTAACAAACGGCTCATCCATCAAGAGCATTGCAAAGACTGGAACGAGCGGCTTGACGGATATCTACACCGTGACGCTCACGGACGGAACGACCTCCACGTTCAACGTAAAGAACGGCAACGGTATAGCGTCCATCACACTGCAAAGCGGCACACACGCCGCCGGTACGACGGATACATACAAAATCACGTTCGACAATGGAGAGTTTACCACATTCTCCGTCTATAACGGCATGAACGGCTCCGGCTCTGTCGTGTCAGTGAACATGAAATCGCCGGACGCCTCCGGCAACGTGACGTTAACCGGCGACGATATCCCCGTGAGCGCAGACGATGAAACTACGATCCCCGATGCGATTGAAGCGAAACAGGCGGCGACAAAAGATCTTGCCGCAGAAGCGACGCTTGCGGACGGGGACTATTTCCCGTTCTATGATGTTTCCGTATCGCTGAACCGGAAAACCCCTTGGTATAACATCGTGTCAAAAATCCGCTCGGCACTGTTCGGTTCGTCTAACGGCTTCCTCAAGGCAAATGGCACCGGCGCTATCTCTTCCGTATCGACTATTCCCGTTGCTTCCGGCGGCACTGGCGCAACGACGGCGGACGCAGCGCGGGCAAATCTTGGCGCGCTGTCTTCCGCTGCCGGCGCTGTAGGCGAAACCAATCTCGCAAACGATATCCCGTATACAAAGTTCGGGCTTTCCGCCGATCAGGTGCGGCACGTTTACGCCGGAACGACGGAGCCGTCCGCCGATCTCGGCGTGGACGGCGATGAATATCGTATGTATTCCTAAGGGGTGAGCGGAATGGCATGGAGCACAACGGCACCGGAGCTCCCAAGCGGCAGCGCGTGGGAGCAGGAAAAAAGCGTTTCGGGAGTATCGAACCATTGGAGCCTTTCCGGAAAGCTCTACATCGCCCGTCTGAACGGCAGGCAGTTTGCTGTTAAAGCCGAGCTGACGAGCGGCAACGGAAGCTACGGCACTTATTACCCGCCAGCAAAATGGAAGCTCCGGTGTGACATCGGCGGCGTCACAGGCACGGAAGACACGTCCTTTGGCGTATCAAAAGGAACAACAACGTTCTATTTCGTCGGTGAAGCCGGAGAAGGCGTAACGATCACCGCAAATGTCGGCGGTGTTGACGCCGCGGTCGCCGTCCAAACCGCGACATTTACCGCACCTGCGCTGCTCGGCTTGACAGTTTTTTTGAAGGTCGGCGGTGTATGGAGACCCGCGCAGATCAAGGTCAAGGTCGGCGGCGTCTGGAGGGACGCCGTGGCAAAAATCAAGGTCGGAGGGACATGGAAATGAACGGTATAGACATTTCCCAGTGGCAGGGCGACATGGACCTGACGCCCTATAAAGACGGCTTCGTCATCGTCCGCGGCGGGTTCTGGACGAGCGCGGACCCGTGGGCGGAGCGGAACATCGCAAAGTGCGAGAAGCTCGGCATTCCGTGGGGGCTTTACTGGTATTCCTACGCGCTCAACGAGGCGCAGGCACGGCAGGAGGCGGAGGCTTGTCTCAAGTTTCTTGCCGGCCGGAAGCCCCGTCTCGGCGTGTGGTTCGACATGGAGGACGCGGACGCCTACAAGGCAAAGAACGGCTTCCCCTCGGACGAGACGATCACCGCCATGTGCAAAGCGTTCTGCGCGGCTATGGAAGACGCGGGGAACAGAACCGGCGTGTACGCCAGCCTGAGCTGGTTTGATACGCACATCGGCGAGACAGGGTACGACCGCTGGATCGCCGCGTGGGGCGCGAACGACGGCGTGCATTATCCCGACCTTTCCGGGAAATGCGTCATGCAGCAGTACCGGGGCAGCCCGCTGGATCTGGATATTTTGTATGTGCCGCTTTCGTATTTTGACGATGGCGCGGCGGGCGGAGCAGAGCCCCGCCCCGACGAAAAGGACGGGGAATGCGTAAGCGTCTCGGCAATGGCGCAGGAGGTGCTTGACGGGAAGTGGGGCAACGGCGAGGAGCGAAAGCAGAAGCTCGGCGCGTGGTTTTACGATCTCGTGCAGGGCGAAGTGAACCGTATCCTCGGAGTAAAGTAGGAGAAATAAATGGAAATTATAAAAACAATCATCACCGCGTGCGGAGGGGCTGCCGTTGCGGGCATCTTCTCGCTGATCCTCGCCAACCGTAAGAACAACAGCGAGATCGTGAAGCGGCTGGATGCTCTCGACGGCAAGCTCGTAAAGCACATCGAGGACGACGCCGCGTGCCGCGCTGACGAGGCGCGAAGCCGCATCCTCCGCTTCGGCGATGAGGTGCGGCAGGGCGTTCTTCACACCGCCGAGCATTGGGCGGACGTTCTTCGGGACGTTGACCGATATGAGGACTATTGCTCCGGTCACCCGCTGTATGAGAACAACCGTGCCGCAAACACCATCCAGCATCTTAACAGCGTCTACGCCGGGCATCTCAAGAAAAACGATTTTTTGAAGTAAGGAGAATTTGCAATGAACGAAATCATCACTACCTACGGCATGGAAATCATCAAGTACATCATCCTCGCCATCTGCGGCATTGCCGCGTCTTACGCCGCGAAGCTGTACGAAAAGTACGTCAACACCGATACCAAGCGCAAGGTAGCGGCAACTACCGTTGCGTACATTGAACAGGTTTACAAGGATATCCACGGCGACGAGAAACTGTCCCGCGCCATGGCTATCGCTGCCTCCATGCTCGAACAGAAGGGCATCAAAACCACGGAGGACGAGCTTAAGGTGCTTCTCGAAGCCGCCGTTAAGGAAATGAACGATAAGTTCAAAGCCGCCTGACGGCAACAAAAACTTTGTAAACCGACACTGCGGAATCATGAAAGAATCCGTAAAAACATTCTGCCGCATCAATGGCGTCGAGGCGTCTGAAAGCCTCGCAGAGACACTTTTTAACGCATACATGGAGAGTGTAGCCAATGACGACAGAGAGCCTCCTACGGAGTTTAACAACGCCGGGGACGAAAAATAAGCTGCAATTCCCGCGCGAGCTGCGCGAACAGTTTGAGCGGGACTGCGGCTTTACCGACGAGGAACTAAAAATCTTCCGCCTGCGAGCAAAGGGCATGAGCGTTTTGCAAATCTCCTTCGCCATGCAGACGGATACGGAACTGTACGGCACGGAAAAGGTCGAGCGCCGTATACGGGCGATCAAGGACAAGATCGCCGCTGCAATCGAATGATGGGTTTTTGACGGATTATTGAGGGCTAACCGATGGGTTAGCCCTCTTTTTTTATGCGACAATGGGGGCAGAAAGGACGTGAAGCAATGGAAAACTACTACCAACAGCCACAGCAGTTTTACGGCGGATATCAGAGACCGCAGCCCATGCAGCAGATTGCTCCCGGATACGTCTGCAAGCCGGTCACGAGCCGCGAAGAGGCTATTGCCACAAGCACGGACTACTTTTCGCTCGGTGTCGTCATGCCGGACATCGGGCACGGAATGATCTACCTGAAACGCTTCAACCAGCAGACTGGCGCATCGGATTTCTTTGATTTCAAACTGTTCACCCCGGAACAAGCCCCAGCGGTAGAGTACGCCACAAAAGCCGACCTTGACGCGCTACGGGCGGAGCTGACCGCGAAAAAGCGCCGGAGGGTAGAAGACGATGATGAATAATCCGATTTTCAACTTGATTAACCTCGCCCGTACCGGCGGAAACCCGATGACGCTAATGCAGCAGATGGCGGGACGCGATCCGCGGGCGCAACAGGCATTAAAGATGGTACAGGGCAAGACGCCCGACCAGCTCCGGCAGATGGCGGAGAACATGGCGAAGGAACGCGGAACAACGATTGACGAAATCGCCCGAGGTCTCGGGCTTAAATAAACACTCTCCTATCAGTTTACGGCATCTTGACAAAAAGCCGCTTCTCGAATGCAGCCGGGAGGCGCGCGCCCGGATGTAAATAAACTGATAGGAGTTTTTTCTATGGCAGACGATTTTATGAACGGCTTCCTTGCCGGACAGGGCGACAATAACCGAAGCGGTCTTTTCGGCGGCGACGGTTGGTGGGCAATCATCATCTTTGCGCTGATTTTCGGCTGGGGGAACGGCGGCTACGGCTTTGGCGGCGGCAATTCCGGCGGTGTAGTCGATGGCTATGTTCTTACCTCTGATTTTGCGAACATTGAGCGCAAGATCGACGCGGTGAACAATGGCGTTTGTGACGGCTTTTACGCGATGAACACCGGAATGCTTAACGGCTTTGCCGGTGTGACGCAGGCCGTGACGAGCGGATTCTCTGCGGCGGAGCTTGCCCGATGCAATCAGCAGGCGGCGCTCATGCAGCAGCTCAACGCCATGCAGATGCAGAACCAGAACTGCTGCTGCGAGAATCGGCAGGCGATCGCACAGGTGCGCTATGACATGGCGACGCAGGCGTGTGATACCCGAAACACCATCCAGAATGTTGCTCGCGACATCACGGACAATCAGAACGCCGGAACCCGCGCTATCCTCGATTTCCTCACGCAGAGCAAGATTCAGAGCCTTGAAGCGGATAATCAGGCGCTGCGTCTGGCCGCGTCCCAGAGCGCCCAGAACGCGACGCTCATTAACGCGCTGCGCCCGTCCCCCGTTCCCGCGTATCAGGTGCAGAACCCTTACTGCTGCAACCAGAACACCTGTTGCGGGTGCTGAAAATGTGATCGGGGCGGGACATCCCGCCCCTGAAAGGAGTTAAAAATGGCTTGCAAACCTGTATGTCAGCTTTGCAAAAGGCTGATCCTTAGCCAGTCGATCACGTTTACCGGCGGGAATCTGGTTGTCAATCTTCCAGATGGCAACTACTCCAACGGAGAAAAATACTGCATCGTTCTGGCGCAGAGCATCCCAACGACGGCGACGATTAACGCGCCGGTCGTGTTCACCATTGGCGCGGGAACGGCGCAGTTCCCGCTGACGAATCGTTGCTGCGCCCCCGTGACTGCGTGTGGTGTGCGGACGCGGACGAAGTACAGCACGATTGTGGTCACAAATGCCACGGGCGGCACCTTCCGAATGATCGGGAAACCGTGCTGCTCGCCGAGCAATGATCTTACCGCCATTAACGCGGAGACAGGAGCGACGACATGAGAGCGGACAGAATCAGACGCATCCGAGACTACCAGACACAGAACAATCGTGACTATGAGCCGCAGGACAGATACCGCGACAGCCGAGGCCGCGAGCATTACAACAACGGGCGCTATGCCCCGCGCAATGACTACCGCGACGAATACACGGACTACTACGACGACCGCCGCCGAATCGGATTCTCCTACGAGCCGCGCATGGGCGAGAGCTACGGCGGAGAGTATGACCGCGGCTATGCCGGAGGGTACGACCGCATGACCCGCGAAATGGCGGACGAATGGATGCGCGGTCTTGAGAATGAGGACGGCAGTAGGGGCGCGCATTGGAGCTACGAGCAGACCAAGAATCTTCTCGATCAGAAGAAAATAGACTGTGATCCGATGGAGTTCTATGTAGCCATGAACATGCTGTACTCGGACTACTTCAAGGTGGCAAAGAAATTCAACGTCAACAACACGGAGTTCTACGCCGACCTTGCCGAAGCGTTCCTTTGCGATAAGGACGCGGACGAGGATAAGCTTGTCCGGTATTATGAATGCATCGTTGAGTGAGCAAAGCAAAAAGGAGGGCTTTTCAGCCCTCCTTTTCCTTGTTCGCAATGTAAAATGCAATCAGCCGGACGACGTACTCCGGCGGTTTGGAAACACCGCTCTCCCAGTTTTCAATGCTTCGTTTCGGGATTCCAAGCAGCTCTGCAAAGGCGCGCTGCGTGAGCCCGGTCGATTCACGCAGCGCCTTGATCTCACTCATTGACTGCCACCTTGCACCAGAACACCGGGCGCGGAGCGTCGCCGCCGAAGTCGAAGAGCACGGAGTACAGCTCGCCGTCTTCGCCGCGGCAGATCGGGGAATAACCGTCGAAAAGATCGTCGCTCAGGCTGTCGGCGTAATTCTCGCCGCGGGTGCGGCGGATGTCGTCGAGCACATCGCGGTCGAACTGCTTCTGCTCATTTGTCCACTTGTAGCCCTTGCCGGTGAGGTCAAGCTCGCGGTTGTCGATGATTTCAAATTTCATTTTTTTGTTCCTTTCCGGGGTTTAGCCCCCTCTGTATTTCCTCTTTACGTATATTATATTACCACCAAACTGGTGATATGTCAATAAGAAATTTTGGAAAAAGGAAATTTTTCAAAAAGAAAACGCCGGGGATTAACCCCGGCGTTTCTTTCGCGGTATGCTGAATCTTAGTAGCCCGCCTGCGATGAAAAAGTTATGGAAATTCATGGTACCGGTGAGGGGACACCCTGAATTTTCGTCCCCTCGGTCTATTGGTTGTAAGTCAATGTTTATTCCATCTTCGGAAAAGTCAAAATGTCCGTTAGGGTCTGCGTCCAGAAGCGTCCAAACAACGATTCTGTCTTTGCCGACTTCCACGCGCATTACCAACGACAAAAGCGCGTTTACATCGTCTCCTGCGGCGTTTAACAACGCCCTAAGGCGATCCTCTGGTATCTGCGTACCATCGGCGCTGTGTTTCAACGTTGTCATTTGCTGGTCAATTTCCGCAAGCTCTTCTTCAAGCTCCTGCATCTTCGTTTTCAATGTCTGGCTGTGCAGACCCGCAAGAATCGCATTTGTTCCCGCTTCGAGCTGCCGGTTGATTTCCATCCTTCGGGAGAGGAGAATTTGCATCCGTTGTGTGGCGACGTTGATTATTTCGTTTTTCTCTTCCCGGATAATGCTGATAATGTTTTCTATGTTTCCCGGATTTCCAAGGATTTCGCGTATAGCATCAGCGACGATGTTTTCCAGCTCTCCTGCGCCGATCTGCGGGTTATCACATTGCCCTGTTCGCTTTTTCCCTGAACACGCGTAATAGTAATACGTCTTTTTCGAGCTGACGATCGTCATGGCGCTTTTGCATTCCCGACAGAACACTTTCCCCTTGAGCGGGTATTCTCTTGCCTTCGGGGGCCTGCCGGCCTGCACACGTCGGTTATCTTCCATCTTCTTCTGCACCCTTTCCCACGTTTCACGATCGATGATTGACGGGACGGCGTTCTCCATCCGCATGGTTCTGATTGAAAAAGAATGCGAATTTCTCGTACCGTCCGGTCGGCGCTCGCTCCTGCCGTACACAATGTTCCCGATATACTTCTCATTTTTCAACAGGTCATGCAGGCTGTTCGTTCCGAAGCATCCGCCGCGTTTGGTGCGCGTCCCGGAATCGTTCAGCCATTTTATTATTTCCCGATACGATTTCCCCGCGGCGTACTGCCGGAATATCTCCCGTACGGTCTCTGCTTCATCCTCGTTGATGACAAGGCGCTCGTCCTTTACGTCGTACCCCAGCGGCGGCTTTCCGCCCGTGTGCTTGCCCTGCTCCGCCATGTAACGCATCTTTTCGATGACCTTCTGCCGCGTTTGGAGCACCCACATCTGATTCATCAGAGCCATGCTGCCCTCGGATAGAAACGTCATCGGGTCGCGCAGATCGCCGCCGATGATCGGTTGCGTCACGGCAACGACGCGCACGCCGTAGCGCGCCATCTGTTCGCGGAATTGAAACCATGCCGTCAGCTTGCGGAACATTCGAGACTGATCGTAGATCACAACCGTGTCCGCGCCGCCCTCGGCGAGCTGGCGCATCATGCGGGCATACTCCGGTCTTGTGTTCTTCATGCCGGATGCAGCCTCGTCAGCGAACACATCCAGTACAGGAAGGTGCTCCCGTGCGCACCACTCGCGGCACTTCTGCACCTGCACGTCGATGCTGTCCACCTCTTGATTGTCGGTTGAGAAGCGAGCAAGAATGTACGCTCCGTGTGTCAGTCTCATTTCTTTCTCCCTTTGCGGATGCTTTTGAACGCGTAAATGATGGTTGCGACGGAGGCGTTCAGTATCAGGGCGAGGACGCCCGCAAAAATGCTTGTCCCAGCCGAGCGGAAAATACCGGCGGTCTCTACCTGGATGTCAAATATGACGTACCATACAACGGCACATAAAAGAATACTGCAAACGCCGATAAGCATATAAATTGTCCTTGTGTGCGTTTCCCCCTGCTTTTTCATCCCTGCGTTCATTTCTTGCAGATGCTTTACCTCGCCGGATAACCGCACGTTCTCCAATTCCAGCTCATGGACATACTGCGTGTCCGGCTGTTCATCCAGACCGACAAGCTCATTCAGTGACAGATTCAAAACCTTGCAAGTAGCAGCGGCATAAAAAAGGAGCGGGTGCTTTACCCGCCCTGCATTCGTGTCGCAGATGTTGTTATAGGGGACGCCGGACAGGTCGGACAACTCTTGCAGGGTGAAGCCGCTGGCATTTTTCGCTTTGCGAAGTTTGGCTGGATACTCGTCTAAGTAAGGCTGTAGGTCTGTGAGCGCGGACACTTTTTATCCATCTCCATTCAATTGTTGTTTTTCCCGGCAGTTTTGGGAACGGTTCTTGAATTTTCCTCCTGATTTGTGATTTACAACATGGACTTTACAAACAGAAAAGGGTACGCTTTAATCGTGGCAGACGTGTCGGTTTACCACATCCCCAAAGCCCCGGCAGAGGTTGCCGCCAATGCCGGGGCGCTTCTCACTTTATGATATAAGCGGACGCCTCATAAGACGTTATATCATTGAAGTTGACAAAGCGCTGCATTTCGCGCCCGTCCATTGTCTCAAATCCCGCCTCGCTGTCCTCATGTATCGGATCGGAGATATAAGACGATATGACGCCGACCGGATCATCGCCGGAGAACAGAACAACATAAATGTTACAATAGGTTACCAGTTTTCCGGTTGTGTTTTCCACAATGCCGGAAGCAATGACACCGGACGGGTTATACGGGCGGGTGTCTCTGCCGAAGGTCACGTCCTTTGTCGGCAGAAAAGTAATTTCCTCGAACGCTTGTTGAAAGTCAATGGACGGAACGGCGGTAAGATTCCGCTCTTCGGTTGTGATAACTTCCTGCTGGAAGAAGTACGATTTTTCGCCTGGCTTTATGACGCTGGGATAACCGCCACCGATGTTCTTCGTTTCAACAATGTTTCCGGCTTCGTCCACGAGATCGACATAGCTCGGGTTTTCATAACTTAACGTTATATTGCAGTCGCCCTTGTTTTCGACGACGAAAAGGATTTGAGCAAACGTGTTTCTCCCGGCGTCATCCGTTCCAACTTTGCAGTTTGTGTACGTTATTTCGTAATCAATTACTGGTTCCGGCTGCGGCGTCGGTTCTGGTGTCGGTTCCGGTGTGGCTGTCGCTTCAACAACCTGACTTGCTTCTTCTTTCGCCGTTTGAGCCGCAGCGCCGCACGCGCAAAGGGCAAAAACGAGCGCAAAGACTAATGCAAGGGCAAGCAGTTTCTTCCTCATAATATCCCTCTCCTATTAAATTTTTGCTGTGGATATGTTTAGAATAACTCTTTTTATCGATAGAATCAAGGCGAAATTTGTCGAAAGGCAATAAAATAAGGAGGAAGAAGTGGAAGAAGAGCGGAAGGAGCTTGTAGAAATGATTTGCCAAATGACGGAGGAGCAGTTTGAATGGTTTATAAATCAAGTGCAGCTTTTGTTATCTGATGCAGAATCTTGACCTTATCATCCGGCAGGGAAAGAATCAGTTCGATCATTTCTCTTTTGGAATCCGAAACGCCTGCAATGATGGCCGGGGCTGGATTGCTGGCAGCACCGTCACCGTATATCAGAGCATCAACAGGGACGCCGAAGTAGTCGGAAAACATTTTTAGCGTTTTCGCATTTGGAACGCCGCCGGATTTCCAATGCGACATACTCCCTTGACTTATTCCTAATGATGTAATTACGTTAGTAACCTTAACCCCTCGCTGATTGCAAAGGTTCTTTAAGTTATCGTAGAACATAAAATACCTCTTGACTTACGCGAAATTTTGATGTTTTAATTGTCTTGTAAAATAAAATAAAAGGAGGATACGGCGATGAAAGCGGCGAAAACGCCGGGAAGCAAAAACGGGTATGCAATCGTCGGTAAAAACTGCGGAAGGGACAAAAACGGCATATTCCGCTGCGTATGCGGAAAATGCAAGTCTAACACTTCAAAGCGATGAACGACGCTATGGCGGCGGCAACGGCAGCGACGGCAGATATAGCAGAAATAATCGTGTTCCAAACAAAACGTTTTTTATCCGTCCGCTCTTTTGACGCTGGTGTTTCAACCATCTGGTTTATCGTATCGACGCCTGGAATGTAATACCTTTTCTTATTGCTCATTTTTATATTATCCCCTTTGTGCAGCTCCGCTAATTGCGGGGCTGCTTTTTTGTTCTCTTTAACAAACATCAAAAATTATATATTCTTCTATTGATTTACAATAATTTTTGATGTATAGTAATTGATGTAAAATCCATTGCACGAAAAAGGCAACAGAAAACCAAGCCTTAACGGAAAGGATTTCCGAAAAAGCTGCAAAACCGTATTGTGATTGCTGGCACTTTCACAATAATCTTTTTGCCGCAAAAAGTCAATGTTTTTTACAAAACACGCACAAGGGGGTGATGGAAATTTACGAGCTTTTCCGCGGTAAGATCGCCGAGCAGAAGAAATTGCGGCGGCTTACCAATGGCGACATTGCCAAGATGACGGGATACTCCGTCAGCACGATCAACGCATTCATGGCGGGCAACCGCGAGAATGACAAGATTGCCAACGCGATTGCAAAGGTGCTCGATATCGAGCGGTAACAACCGCTTACAGGGCAGACTTGACGGCATCAAAGCCGAGAAGAAGGAAGATAAAGAATGAACGAATTGCAGAAATTCACCGCCGATGAGTTCGGCACAATCCGAGGCATGACAGTAGACGGCGAGCCGTGGCTTGTCGGCAAGGACGTGGCGGCGGCGCTGGGGTACAGCAATCCGCGAAAGGCTCTCGCCGATCACGTTGATTCAGATGACAAGCGTATAGACGATGGGGTAACGATTCGTGACTCCATCGGGAGAGATCAGATCGCGACAATCATCAACGAGAGCGGGCTTTATTCCCTCATCTTCGGGAGCAAGCTCCCGAACGCGCAGAAGTTCAAGCGCTGGGTAACATCCGATGTTCTCCCGTCCATCCGCAAGACCGGCGGGTACATATCCGGGCAGGAGACGATGACCGACGCGGAGCTTATGGCAAAGGCAATCCTCGTAGCACAGCGGCAGATCGAGCAGAAGAACGCACAGATCGCGGAGATGCACCAGAAAGCCCTGTTTGCCGATGCGGTGAGCGCGTCAAAGTCTTCCATCCTCGTAGGAGAGCTGGCAAAGCTCTTGAAACAGAACGGCGTGGACATCGGGCAGAAGCGTTTGTTCGCGTGGCTTCGGGATAATGGATACCTCATCAAGAGCGGATCGAGCCGCAATATGCCGACGCAGAAGGGCATGGAGCTGGGGCTTTTCGAGATCAAAGAGAGTACGCACCTCGATTCCAACGGCAACAACATCATCTGCAAGACCGTCAAGGTCACCGGGAAAGGACAGGTCTTTTTCATCAACAAGTTTCTTGGAAAGGAGAAAATGTAATGCACATCATCATCAACCGCAAGACCAGGGAAGTCAAAGCCCCGGAGGTCACGCAGGAGCAGCGCGACACCCTATGGGGAGAGCTGGTACGGAATTACGTCCGCAAGCACCCCGAGGCGCTGACTGAGGAGCCGAAGGAGGACAAAGCATGAGCGAGAAAACCGAAAAAGAAGCCCTGCGCGATGAGATCGTCGCGTACACAGACGAGCTTTTGAGCTACGCCATCAAAATGGACGTTGACGCAATTCCGAACGACCCAGAACAGATCACCGTGGAGTATCAAAATTTGCTTCACAGAATAATTCCCAAAATTGGCAAGATCATGACAGGAATAAATCTTTTGTATTTTGCGGATGAATCAAGAGCCAATGCCCGCCTCCGGCAGTATTTCGAGGCCGTACAGAAAATCCCGAACATCAACGATCAGCTGGATAGTTGCTTTATGATGCTTCGTTGTCTTGGAGTCGGCGCGGCGTTTCCGATTCCGATGTACTCGTCACCGGCATGATCGCCCCATGTAAGGGCTGCGCCGAGCGCTTCGTCGGCTGCCACGCATCCTGCCCCCGGTACGCAGAGTTCAAGGCAGGATGTGAAGCCCGGCGGGAAGCGCGGACAAAGCTGCACCCGATCGCCGATTACACCATCGACCTCAAAAAGAGAGTACAAAAGGCGGCGCACCGCCGCAGAAAGTAGGAAAAACAACCATGACAAAAGCAAAGGCAACCTTCGCCACCACCGCGATCATGGCGCTTCTGGCCGCTGTGATCTTCTTCGTCTGGAAATTTGGAAACGGCCTCGGCTTCGCCGTCATCGAGGGAATATTCGCCGTTTACGGATTTTCGAGCCTCGCCGATGACTGCTGCCGTTGGCTGCAGATGCCGGACACGTCGATCATGAGAGGAGGACGGCACTAATGATTATCTATCTGGCCGGAAAGATCGCCGGCAATCCCGAATACCGCCAGCAGTTCGCGGCGGCAAAAATGCAGCTGGAAGCCGAGGGACACATTGTTTTGAACCCCGCCGAGCTGCCAGTGGGCATGAGCAAGGCCGCGTATATGCGAATCTGCTTTGCGATGATCGACACGGCGGACGAGCTGCGGGCGGTGCCTGGATGGGTAGACAGCGATGGGGCTATGCTCGAAATTGACTATTGCCTGTACATCAAAAAACCCGCGGCATATGTCAACGGGCACAAGATCGGAGGCGCGAAATGAACGACACGAGATATTCCGCCATAGCCGCCGCCCTCCGGGAAGAGTTCCCGAAAGCCAATAAGGGCACGGTGAGCATGGCGCTGCACACGAACGACTACGGCGTGAAGTTCTGCGCCAGAGCGCAGGAGATATACGACGCCGTGACGCAGCGCAAGCCCCGCACACCGCGCCGCGTCAAGCCCATACGGTTACAGTGCCGGTTGACCGAAAGCACCGCACAGCGCGTTAAACAGGCGCTCGAGAGAAACGGCATTGCGTCCATGCAGACGTTTCTGGAATCCCTTGTGCTGGCATGGCTGGCGCAGTCTGAATGCTCCACCACATGGGCGGAAAAAGGCGAAAGCGCCGCCGGTGGAGATGACACCGACAGCGCTTACAGGAAAAACAACCTTGCTTCAAATTCTACAGCAAAGGAGGCCGAGTTGTCAAGTGTCCAGAACGTGCCGCTGCCGTGACTGCGGTGAGGACGGATTTTACCCCGTCGTCTATGCCGACGAGGGATACGGCTGGGATCGCTGCCCTACCTGCGGGTCTGACCGTATCGAATGGGGGAATAAATGCCCCTTGTGCGGACGGTACGCCGAGGGAATCTACTGCGACGACTGCGCCCAGAAACTCCGCGACCGCTTCCACGAGCTTTTAATCTGCAATTTTGACAAAGAAGAAATCAAAGCATTAAACGAAATCTATGACGGAAAGGAACTTGAATAATGGAAGAACGTAAAATCAAAATCATGCTCAACGCCACCGCCGAGCTGAACCGAAAGGAAACGGACGACATTTACATCCCCATCCGGTCGAGCGAGTACCGGAAGCTGATTGCCGACTATTACGAAATGGAAAAGAAGCTCGAAGCGGAAAAAGACGACGCCACGCGCTGGGGCTCGGAAGCCTACCGCAGCGGGCAGAAAATCAAGGCGCTGGAAGCCGAGATCGCCGATCTCCGGCAGAAGCTCGCGGAGGTCAAGGAAGCAGCAAAATGAGCATCACGAAAGTCAAAACGGCAAGCCGTGAAGAATGGCTGAAGCTGCGCAGCCAGTACATAGGCGGCAGCGACGCGGCGGCGGTTGTCGGGCTGAATCCATTTTCTTCGCCCTACGCTTTGTGGGCAGAAAAGACCGGACAAATCCCCTGTTTTGCCGGGAACCTTGCAACGGAAGTCGGTACATTCCTCGAGGAATTTGTCGCGCAGAAGTTCGCCGCCGAGACCGGCAAGAAGGTTCGCAAGTGCAACCAGAGCTTCTTAAACAGCGATTATCCGTTTGCTATTGCCAATATTGACCGCGAGATCGTCGGCGAGGATGCAGGGCTTGAAATCAAAACCACGTCCGAACTGAATATGAAGAAGTTCAAGGGCGGCGAGTATCCGGCAAATTACTACTGCCAGTGCGTTCACTATATGGCGATGACCGGGAAACAGCGCTGGTATCTGGCCGTCCTGATCGGCAATCGTGATTTTCGCTGGTTCACCATTGAGCGCGACGAAGCCGAGATTGCCGCCCTGATGGGCGCAGAAGCGGACTTTTGGGAGCTGGTGAAAAATCACACGCCGCCCGTTGCGGACGGCTCACGGGCTACCACAGACGCCATAAAGACGATCTTTGCGGAAAGCAGCGAAGACACCGTTGATCTGACTTTGAAGCTCCCGGCGCTTTTGCAGTACATAGACCTTGGCAAGCAGATTGCCGAGCTGGAAACCATGCGAGACGAAGCCGCAAACAAGATCAAGGCATTCATGGGCGAAGCTGGCGGCGGCGAGTGTGACGGCTACCGCGTTTCGTGGAAATCCAGCACACGGCGCACCTTCGACAGCAAGAAATTTGCAAAGGAAAATCCCGGTCTTGATCTGACCGGATATTACAAAGAAACATCTGCCCGGACATTCCTGGTGACAGAAATGAAGGGAGCATAAAACAATGGCAAACATTATTCAGCGTCAGGCGGTTGATATGAAAGCGCCGGAAAAAAAGACGATGCAGCAGTACATCAAGAGCATGGAAGGCGAGATTGCAAAGGCTCTGCCGTCTGTCATCACGCCGGAGCGATTCACGCGCATTGTCCTTTCGGCGATCTCCGTCAATCCGAAGCTCGGAAGCTGCACACCGGCAAGCTTTCTCGGCGCGATGATGACCAGCGCCCAGCTCGGTCTTGAAGTAAACACGCCGCTCGGACAGGCTTATGTCCTGCCCTACAACAACAAGGGGACGCTGGAAGCACAGTTCCAGCTTGGCTACAAAGGGCTTATTGATCTTGCGTACCGTTCCGGCGAAGTGGAAGTCATTCAGGCGCACGTTGTTTATGCCAACGATGAATTTGAATGCGAATATGGCCTTGAGCCGAAGCTTACGCACAAACCGGCTGACAGCAACCGGGGCGAGCCTGTCAAGGTCTATGCCGTTTTCAAGACCAAAAGCGGCGGCTATGGCTTTGAAGTTATGAGTATGGAAGATGTGCGGCAGCACGCCGCAAAGTACAGCAAGGCTTACAGCAGCAGCTTTTCCCCGTGGAAAACGAATTTTGAAGAGATGGCGAAAAAGACTGTTTTGAAGCGTGTCCTCAAATACGCGCCGCTGAAATCTGAGTTTGTCAAAGCGGCGGTACAGGACGAGGTCATCAAGAAAGGGCTTTCGGACGATATGTATTCTGTGCCGAATGAAACGGTCTTTGATGCCGAGTTCGCCGAGGTTGACGAGGAAACCGGAGAAGTAAAGGACGGCGGTGAAATCCATGAATAAAGTAATCCTTATCGGTCGGCTTACCGCTGACCCGGACATTCGGCAGACAAATTCCGGCAAATCGGTTGCCTCCTACCGTCTGGCCGTTGATCGGAATATAAAGGCCGAGGGACAGCCGGAAGCGGATTTCCTGAACTGTACCGCCTTTGGGAAGTCGGCGGAGTTTGCCGGGAACTATCTCCGAAAGGGAATGAAGATCGCCGTCGAGGGGCGCATCCAGACCGGAAGCTACGAAAAGGACGGCGTGAAGCGGTACACAACGGATATCATCGTTGACCGGCACGAGTTCTGCGAAAGCAAGCGTTCTTCCGAATCTGGCGGCGCTGCCCCGGAGCAGGGATTTTCGGAGATCCCCGAATCGGAAGATGACGGACGGCTTCCGTTTTAACGGAGGCGCACAATGGCATTAGAGAGCTTCAATGCCTATCACAGCTACCTCGACACCATGGAAGCGCTGAATGACGCGGAGTGCGGGAGACTGTTCAGGGCGCTGCTGGAATACAGCGCGACCGGCGCAGCTCCGGAACTCCGCGGTAATGAACGCTTTGTCTTCCCCGGCATGAGGTCGCAGATCGATAGGGACATTGAGAAATACAACGCCAAATGCGCGCGAAACCGCGAGAACGGAGAAAAGGGTGGGGGGCATTCGCCACCGAACGCCCCCGAACGCCCCCG